GAGCCTGTACCACCGCACAGGTCAAGTATTATTTTATTACTGTTATCCATTGCGTTCCTCCCTCACCTTCGCCAGCCCACGTTCAAGCCCTAGTTCGCTTATCTTATCCCTCAATGCCTCATATGTGCATCTTAGGGCAAATCTTATTTCATGTAGTGGTATGCCTTGGCTGTATAGGTTTCTTAGTCTACCTTCTCTTTGTGCGTTCCAGTAAAACATTTACCTCTCCATTCCCCACATACAGCCCGCACGCTCCTTGATAATCCCCTTGTCAGCCATATGTAGTAATAATAAAAATGTTTCTTTTAGCCCTCTTGGTGTAGGTCGCAAGCTGTCTGCTATATCATGTATGCTTTTGCCCTGCTGCCATAATCGTTTTGCTTTGGCTATCTCCGCTTTATCTGTGGTTAAGTCGTAAGCTTCTAGCAGAAATATTACTTCTTTTGGTCGGGCTTTGTACATGTCGTAGGTTATAGATGATGTCATGGTTTTACTCCCTTTAGATAATCCTCGAAGGTTTCAGCCTGTCCACTTCTGAATATGCGCTTATTGTTTACCCACCGTTGCATTTGCCAAACTGTTTTGAAATGCTCTATTTGCTCGTTTGTGAATCTTTTTAGTAATTCTTTCATGGGTTTGAGACGGTTTTTTTCTGTCACAAACTCTTTTTTATTAAATATCATTACATATGGATCGTAGCCGAGTTCTTTTAACTTGTAGATTCTGTATAAGTTTTCTTCCTCCGTGGTATCAAAGTTTGTAAGAACGTATACCTTTAACCTTTGATACTCCATATCTGTATGTTTTTTGAAGTGCCATAGCATGTATGGCGTTGTGTCCTCAACCCTGTCCCATGCAAAGTGAATCATTTTGACCTTTATTTTGCTTAACAGTTCAACATTTTCAAACGTCAATAGCCACGCATCAACCCCCTGAGTAAAGTCTACCCACGCTCCACTATTTGCTAATTGTTCAAGCAGTTCCATATGACCGTTATAAGCGAGAGTGTTAGGGTCGAGCAGTTTTATTTCCTTTTGACCTTTCCAAAACTGATTTAAATCGGCTACCTTATAAGCAACTTTACCTTCTATGTTTTGTACATCGCAAAAATCGCAACTCCACGGACAACCTCTTACTAAATACCCATATGCAGTATCTTTAATTCCGTATAAATCATAGTCAGGATACATGCTTTCAATTTCTGGCGGTAATTTAAGTTTTTTATCGTATGCCCTACCACCTTGTATAATTTCATCAGCATTTATGCAAGTTTCAAAGTCCGGCGAATCATCAAATACCTTACTCATATATACCTTGTCATAGTGACTCATAGGGAAAACCATTTCTACTTCATCACCTTGTTGTTTATGCCATGCTGATATTTTCATTAGTGCAAGGTTTGGGAAGTTGTGACCATCCACATCTATTAAGCCTATTTTCATTTCTATCACCTCAACCTATCATTAAGCTAATCTCTAAATCTATGATTCAAATTCTTACCTACAAACTCAACTACTCTACCCTCAGACATTTCAACTATTCGCCCTGCTAAAGCTTCATCAATATCCCTCAACTGGCTTATTGTCCTCTGCGAATTAGTAATTATCGGCTTGCCCATTGCAATGAAGTAGTTGTATATGTCCAGCATTATTGTTATGTCCGGAGAAGATATCCTTGCATATTCGCTTTCTTTGGTCTTAAATAATTCATCTACTATTAGCACCGGCGCGCTCTTATATTTATTAATTTCTCTTGCATAAAGTTCTGGATCATCAAAGCTTTTTGTTTTCGCCATTTTAAGTTTTTGGATATCATCTATGTAACTCATATATCTTACTGGCACCCGCTTATCTAATAACCCTTTACCGATACATGTTGATAGGTGCGTCTTCCCTGACCCTGATTGCCCCAAGAAAGCTATACTATTACTTCTTTGGGTGCGTATGTTTTCAAAATCTTCAACGTACTTCCGTGCTATCCTTAAGGCAAGCTCCTGCTCTTTGTTTTTAGGCTCGTACTGTTCAAAGCTATATTTTTGTATTAAGCCTTTAAACTCGCTACGATCTAGCATTTCATTGTATCGTTTCATTGCCACACAGATACATTCCTTTAGCATGTCCCCTTCTTCAATTACCCTTCTATCTCTGCATAATTCGCATTCATAGGACGGCTTCGCTTGCTGCCCATCTTGGCTTTTTGACATTTGCATTAGCCGGTTCACTCTGCCCATCAGGTTGTTTATTGGTTCCATTCCTATCTCCTTTCTCCCATGTCATTACAGCACGTTTCCAGTCTTTCATTTTGTTCTTGCCTATCATCCATCCCTTAGAGGCATAGAAGTTATACCATTTATCTGCATCCACATTGTTATTACGTTCTTCACAGTATGCTTTTACTTCTTCTAAATCTGGTGGAGTGAATTTCTGTGGGCTTGCCCCACTATTATTATCTTTCCTTTCCTTTCCTTTCCTTTCCTTTATAGCATCGTTTTTCGATGCGTTCGCATTGCCATCGCTTTGCGGTTGCATAGACTTGCTGGTATTCCAACGTTTGTTTGCGCTTTCCCTAGCCTTTTCTGACCTCATTTCTCGTTCTTGTACTCTCCTACTTACTGAATCCGACCAAAAGTATTCATTGTCTGAATCAAATAAATGGAATTCGGATATGCAATCTTTCACAAACGCTTCTATATTTTCTGCGGTGGCATTCATTTGCAATGCGAACGCATTCCAAACGTATTTACCCTGCATGCTTAATTTATGCGTTGGCTCCTCGTACAACATTTCCACCAGCATCCAATACCAACCGTATCCCTGACCGTCGTATACGCTTCTCATTTGCATTATTTTAGGGTCGGTTCTTGCTGTATAATCATGTGAAAAATAGAAGACTTCTTTCACTTACTCACCCTCTTTATTCCTTATCCAACTTTCAACCTCTGAAACATCAAATCTAATTACATTGCCTGTCCTCAAATGCGGCATTCCTCTTTTTATCCAGTTGCGATCTGCTGAAATATGTTACATTGTAGAGCGGGAGTTAGAAACTGCCAGTAAGTAGGCAGCTTACGCTTCCTCCTGATACCTTAAGATGCTCTGATAAGCTGATATGGCTGTTTGTTGAGCTTCGATAAAGTCCCTGGCTGAGTTGTATTTCGCTTCTGCTAAATCCCTTTTGAATTTCAACTCGCTGGTGTTCCCTCTAGCAATATCAGGGATAAGTGTAGTAGGGTGTTTAGCTTCTTTGAGAGTTAATATTTCTATTGCTAAAGCCTTTCGATATTCTTTTTCAGCCTCTGCTTTCTCTTGTGCCAGTTTGAATATTTTCTCGCTGCTCTGTCGTAGGTTCTTTATGCAATCTATTAATTCAGAGTTTATTGCTGTTACTTCCACTACTTACCCCTCCCTTAAAGATAATTTCTCCTTATCAATTCCATCCAGGCTTCATGCCCGAACTGTTCCTCAAATATCCTTTGATGCTTCTGCTTATACCTCAACATCATTGCTTTGTTGAAGTGAATCCCCTTCTTATCCTTACTGTTCTCTCTATGACAAGAAGGGCAGAAGTCCTCTACAAACCCATATTTTTCAGATATTTTGCGGTTTGCAGCTCCAAATACATGATGCTTTTCGATACAGTACTGGGAGCCACATTCCGCACATTGCCTGTCCATTAAAATGGCAACCCATCTTCTTCCTCTGGTGCAGGATGGAAGTCTGACATGTTCTTGTATGTTTCAGAAGCTTTTATCTTGTCCTGTACCCATGCCGGAAGATTCCCTATTGTGGTTAGTGCATCAGGTTCATCCAAATCAAAATATGTTATTGGATTATACGGTTCGTCTAACTTCATACCCTTTGGCAATCCCATTATTGACACTATATTGCTGTAGGTTTTTCCGTTTGCCTCTGTATGTATTACTTGAAGTTGACAGCCTTTACCTAGAACATTCTGCATATCAAAGCCGGACAGTTCTTCATCAGTAAATGCTTTGCCCCTCCATGCCTGTAAATCCTTCCTAAGATTAGCCTTTTCACTAAGTGATAAAGTGTATTCTTTACTTATTGCCCTTGGCTTTTCTTCTCCATCAATTTCTATTTTTTCATCCGGCAGCTCCCACATTATTAATGCTTTGTGTGAGGTCTTACCAAACTTTTCACTGTAATGCATTCCTAGATCAATTATTGCGTAGCAGATCGCCGTATGTACCCCCTCTGGTATTGGTGTGAATCCACTTCCATTTTCAGCCTTTGCTATAATAGCCATTATTCATTTCCTCCTTCAATTTTTATATCTACTTCTCCACGCTTAAACTTATCCGATAGTAAGCCGTAACGCTTTTCAAGCTCTATTTCAAGCTCCTTTTGCCTTGCTCTGAGTTCCCTTTGCTGTTTTATGTTGCCGTAGTATGCAAGGAGCAAACCGTCACTTGTGAGTTCTGAGGGTTGCATTTACATCACCGCCCGACCTTCTTCGTACTCTTTTAATAAGGCTGTCAGCTTTTCTATTTCATCATTTAAATCCTCAATCTTACTTTCAAGCCCTGACCTTGTATCTTCCCACGGTATTAATGTTTCCTCCAGACCGTCAAGCAGCTCCTTTGCGTCTGCTTCATCTAGAGATATTTCAAATTCCGATATGGTTATTGTTACTTGGTTGTTCGTTTGCCACTTTGTTCGTTCTATGTCTACACTTGGTCTTTCCCCTATGTAATCCGCTTTTAACATTTGACTTTACCCCCTTATATATGTTTTAATATTGTTGAGTTATTTTCTTTAGCCCCTGCAAGGGCTTTCTTTTTTTATCCGATGATATTCGCATAATCTATTGTCCCTGCTATCCCATAAAGTATTATTAAGGTTATCCATACTAAGATGGTGTATAGCTTGTCTTTATTCATTGCTGCCCCTCCTAAATTCTCTCACACATTATGATATAAACCGCCATTGTATAGGCTATGTATTCCAACTGCTGCGGCTTGCTCCTAGTGTCGAAGTCCTTACACCCTGCGTATCTATGTGCCTTTATATCTACTTTTGCTACTGCCAAAGCTTCTTTGTAGAGACTCGGCGGTATGTAGCCTACCTTTGCTTCTACCATTTTGCGTAACATGGCATCACCGCCCTAATTTAGTAAGGTTACTATTGCTACAATCGCCAATATAACTACGACTATTAAGGCGGCAATCCATATTGGGCTTAGTACCCATACCCAGGACCATGTTATTTTTCCTAAGAGTTTTAATGTGATAAATACTATTGTCAATAACCCCGTGAAGCCTATACCTGTGCTTGAACTGGAACTATTTGAATTTGTACTCATTGAGTTAATCCCCCTTATATAGTTATTTTTACAGGCTTACCCATTGTGTCACGAAGTTTCTTGCATGCTTCTTCCAGTGTCATTTCTACTGGTTTTGGTTCACGTTCCCACAATAATGTTCTTCCTTCGAGGGTTAACCGTAGCATGTTATTTTCGCCTGCACTAGAGTATACTTTTAAAATTGTGTATGAGCTATTTGCATTACCACGGCAAATTAAATTTTCGTCATATGCAGAGCCTGTCATAAATCCATTTTCATTAGCAATAAAAAGGTCTTGCACCCCATAAGTCATTGTCTCTACACTTTTTAACACGATGCCGTACTTTCCGTTGTTGTACTCAACCATCATTCCTGTTTTTAAATCTGACTTCTTCATTTATGTATCCTCCTTATATTTATTAGGCTTGTTTTCTCTTGTCCGCTATCCTTAAAGCCAGCAGATATAATTTCTTCTGTATCTCGGTTGGATATGGTTTCATACTCCCTCCTTTCTATACTTGTCCTTATACTGCTTCGTTAATTTGATACATTTGTTTTGTTAGTTCTTTTACGTCATTCTCGTAAAGTTTACAGGCGATTTCGTAAAGCTCCGGGACTTTATCCATAACCTTGTCCAAGTAATCAAGTTTGTTTTTCATTTTGGGTTTATGACTTTCGTTGTAGGATTTCATCCTCTTGTTAATGTCAATGTGGTATTTCATTTCAAACTGCCTGTAAAGTTCTTTCCATCGTTCTTGGAAGTTTGCTCCATTGTGCCTTACTACCCGGTTTAATACTTGTCGTTTCTCTGACAGTTCTACTTCGTCAATTAGATTAATTATTACGTCCTCTTTGTATTCGATTTCTTTCTGTTGCTTTAGAATCAGTTCGTTTTGCTTTCTGACGGTTTCAAGTGTGCTACGGAACATGGTTTTTGTTGTATCGTCTGCAAATGGGAGATATGTTGCTACAAACATTTCGTCGTTTGATACATAACCGCCAGTTTTGCGTATGGTTGGTAATACTTCTGCGGTTATCCACTTCTTAAATTTCTTTGCTTCCGGCTTGTTGCTTCTGATAATCAGGGAATATAACCCGGATTCTGTTATTATATTAGCTTCCGGACCACCCTCAGTAATTCTTAGGGTGCTTTTTTCGTCATCGTCGAGACCTTTTATTGATTCTGATGTATTACTAAGATTCAATACTCCACATACATCAACGGCCACAAAATAGGGTTGTCCATCCTTTAAAACTGTTCTTACCTGATTCTCGCTGTAATTGAAAATCTGTAATTCGTTCATGTATTACTCCTTTCATTTTCTAGCCTTTCTGCTATTCTTAAGGCCAATATATAAAGTTTCTTTTGAATTTCTTTTGGATATGGTTTCTGTTCCATATTTGCCTCCTAATCCACAAATCTTTTGATAGACATTTTGAGGCCCTTACATACAAGCAACATATTTTTGAATGTTATCTGCACACGCCCTGATTCTGCATCCTTTAATGTGGAGTATGGTATCCCTGTCTTTTTGCTTAATGCATATCTTGTCATGCCTTTTGATTCTCTTGCTGCTGTGATTTTTTCGCCTGTATTCATATATTTATCTCTCCTTTATTTATATTGCTTTCTCTAAGTACTTCTTGTTTAGCTCTTCCTTGATAGAACTATAGTCATACCCAAGGTCAAGCAGTACACTTATCTGATTTTCAAGCTTTTCGATCCGGCTATTTTCTTCTACCGTGAACCGGTCCCTCAAATTGTCTTTTTCTGTTATGCCGTATTCATTCCGGAGCTGCTTTGCGTTCTTGCCGAATACTATTTTGTATACTAGGTCTGTAAAGTGTTTGTACTTCATTGCCTTATGCGGACTTTCTGGCAGTGCCTGTATAGCGTTTGTTAATGCTTCTCTGGATTGTTTGGCGATCTGTCTTGTTACTCTGCGGCTGTTAAGTTCCTTTTGCATAATGTAGAATTGCTTCACAAGTGCTTTTTTAAACTTCCTTACTGGCAGTGTGTTTTGCATGTAGGTTATTAGTAAGGTTGCTTGCTGTTCGTTAAGTTGATACACATTGTAGTTTCTGGAAGTTTTTGGGTTAAACGCGATTTTAAATCGCACCTCGCCGAATTCTTTCAAATCATCTTTGTACCGATTAATCAAATCTGTTACCGTTTTATGCTCTACTTTCCCGCGTTCAGCTATTACTTCTGATGTTGTGAAAGGTTCTTCTTTTATGTCGTTAGGTTCTAAAAATACTAGCTTGTCCAACGATAATTTCCCCCTTTCTTTTAGCTTGTCATTATTTCGAGTTTGCGTTATAATTTAAGGAGCTAGGTGTATACGCCGTATGTTGCCTTGTGGCAAGGAGGTGATAATATGGCTAAGACTAAATCGTCTGTCCGTGGTGTTCAGACTAAAAAGATTGTTGTTGTCAAAGCTTACGAGAAAGCCGACGGCACAAAAGTTCCTGAACATCGACGTTCTACACCTAACTAGCAAGGTGCTCTTCGGAGCACTTTTTATTTTGCTTGTCCCTTATGTGTGGTAAAATTTACATGAAGGGAGGTGATTTATTTGAGCGTTTTACCTATAAATGTATCTGAGGTAAAAACGGTATACGACGAAGTTGAAGCAAATCGATTTTTGGCTAATGGATGGGAATTGTTGAGTGTATTTCCAATCCTGCGGCCAATGTGCGTAGTCAAAAATGATTTGATTCAATGCTTCACCCTGGGATTACCGAGGAGGGATTAGCCCTCCATTTTTACTGCGGGAGCAGAACCTTTTATGAGATTTAAAGCTTCATAAAATATGAATTCTGCTTCAGTAAGTGTTGCATTTTTTTCAGCCATGAGGTTCACTACCTCTATGGCTATTTTTTTGCGCTCTTCCGTATTCTTCATATTTTCACCTCCTCTCTTGTTTGGCTTGTCCTTTTGTTTTGCCTTATGTGTTTAGTATAGTGGATTTTCACTAACGTGTAAACTTCCATTTTAGTGGATTTTCACCAATTAATCAAGATTATAATTATTTATATTTAATTTGCTTCGTTTTCCTTGACATTTCGCAATATATTGTGTTATTTTAGTGGTGGAATTTCGATATATAATATGAGAGAGGTTTACCGATGGATTTAGTTAGCCGAATATGGGAAGAAATGAAAAACCACGATAATATGACTTATTACGAACTGGGGAAACGCACAAATATACCGACTGCAACAATAAGAGATTACTTAAATCGAAGAACTAAGAACATAACAATAGATAATGTGGTGCTAGTTGCTGATGTGTTTAGGATGACTGTATCTGAATTGTTGGGTGAAGTGCCGGAAAAAGAAAAATACCCTGATAAAGTCAAAGCGTTAGCCGACATAGCCGCACAACTAGACACAGTGCAAATCGATTCCTTAATACATATGGCTAAAACCTTATTGGGTACATATAAAGAAGACAAGCCACGAAGGATTAAAGCATTAGCTGCTCATAAGGAGGATGGATACGAAGATAATTTAACGGAAGATGAAAGGATACAAGTAGAAGAATTTATATCTAAACAAAGGAGGAATAAAAAAGTATGAGAAAAACACTTTTAATTTTGGGTGCTATCTTATATTGGGTAACGGGGTTGGGTGGTTTAGCAGTCCATTTATGGACTATATTGATTGCTTTTAACGTAAGCGGGTTTATCGCCGCATTACTGACTTTAGTTTTCCCAGTGGTATCGCAAATATATTGGATACTTGAAGCTAAGACATTGTCAGGAACGTTTTTCACTAAATATTCGGTTTCTGTTTATGCGGTTGTAATTTCATATGGTTTGTCATTATTGTTTGTTTATTTGGGAGGCAAAAATGAAGAAAGTAGCGGTATACATTAGAGTCAGCACGAACGAACAGGCAGTTGATGGGTATAGCATACAGGCACAAAAAGAACGCCTTAAAAGCTATTGTGACGCTAAAGGCTGGACATTGGCAGCAGAATATATTGACCCTGGATATACCGGAAGTAACCTGGACCGACCGGGAATGAAAAGATTGATAGAGGATATCCACAACTTTGACATTGTGCTTGTGTATAAGTTGGACAGGCTCAGCCGAAGTCAGAAAGATACTCTCTTCCTTATAGAAGATGTATTTTTGAAAAACAATGTAGACTTTGTATCTATGAATGAAAGCTTTGATACTACTACAGCCTTTGGAAGGGCAATGATAGGTATATTATCTGTATTTGCTCAGTTGGAACGTGAGAATATAAGGGAGAGGTCGATTATGGGACAGGTTGAGAGGGAGAAGTCGGGTTTGTTTCATGGTGGTCCCTTCATCCCTATAGGATACGATTACGCTAATGGGCAACTAGTCATTAATGAATATGAAGCCTTGCAAATAAAGGAAATATTTAAGTTGTATTTGCAAGGCAATGGAATAAATAAAATATCAAGAATCATGCAAGGCAAATATAAGAACAAATATGGTGACTGGTCATATTCTACTACCATTGCAGATGTACTAGATAACCCAGTTTACTGCGGTAGAATAAAGGATTATGAAGGGAAGCATGATGCTATCATATCGGTTGAAGAATTTGAAATGGTGAAGGATAAACGCAGCAAATTTATAAGGCGGTCACAAAACTACAACTCTCTGCTTGGAGGGTTTTTATATTGTGGCAACTGCGGAGCTAGATATGGCGTACAGCATAATACATACTATAAGGATAATAATTATAAATATTACGCTTGCTACTCCAGGAGTAAAAAAGCGAAACATATGATTGTGGACCCGTCCTGTAAAAACCAAAATATGAATTGTATTGAATTTGATAATATAATAAAAGATAGAATCTTTGGCTTAGATTATAAAAGAGATATAGAGAACTTGTCCATAGAATCTAATACTAATCCTAACACCGTAATAGAGTCTAGGATAAAGGAAATTGACTTGCAGATAGAAAGAGTCGTTGACTTGTATCAACTCGGCAAAACGCCTTTAAATGCGTTAAATGGTAGATTGGATAAGTTGAACGGTGAAAGGGACATGCTCCAAAAACAAATTGTAGAATATCAGGAAAAGGATTTTAGCATTTTGGAAGACTTGTTAAAGGATAGCAAAAATATATTCGAAGCTGGGAATCTGGAAGAGAAGAGGGAATTTATCGGCATTTTTATTGAGAAGATTATTATATATCCGAATAACTATAAGATCATATGGACTTTTACCAACATGGAGTACTAACAGTAATCAATACTTTAAGTAGGAATAAAAAAAGGGAGTATTTCTACTCCCTAATCAATAATTATTCTCTTATTATCGTTGTCCCAAACTACTGTATACCCCATACCTTCGCACAATGCCCGTACGGGAGCATAGGACACGCCCTGTTCGATTTTAAGTGGTATAGCAAGGTATTTGCCCTTGAACATTATTTCAACGCGCTGTAGGGCATTTAAAACGCTTGCTTTGAATTTCTCCCATTCTCCGCCCGGCACCATCATTTTAGGACACTCTTTTCCGGTTATATCGTAGTGCCTGTAAAGATTATCTACTGTGAGCTTATGCTTCTGCAATAGATGTTTTACCAGGTCCACTGTATTAGCATATGTCTTGCTCCAGTCCGAATCTGAGTTCACGCACATTTCTATGCCTATAGTATAGTAATTCGGTGAATATGGCTTTACTCTCAATATTTCACCTAATACCACATACTTTTTAGCTCCTACATGCCATGCCACTTCATCATCTGGTATGCATTGGATTATCTGCTTATCATCTACGATATAGTGAGCTGATACGGAACTACTGGTACAGTTGAAAAAGTTCCTGTTAGCAGCTGCATTTGCTCCGTGGCTTGTATTGCCTGTATAATGGATGACTATGCCTTTAAGCTGTATAAGCTTCTTTTTAGGCCG